TCGCCAAGGCAGAAGAAATTGAAAACAAACGCCTCGGTGCAAAAGCCATTGAAGAAGAAAGCTACCCCAAAGCCAGTTAATATCGTTGAAGAGATTCCTGTTGAGGAACAACACAACGTTATATTTAAACCTAACGATGACCCACAGACAGACTTTTTAGCTGCAGGTGAACGTGAGGTTCTATATGGCGGCAGTGCAGGTGGGGGCAAGTCGTATGCAATGCTTGCAGACCCATTGAGGTACATGGGTCATCCTGCTTTCTCAGGATTGCTCCTACGGCACACTACAGAAGAACTAAGAGAGTTAATATTCAAATCACAAGAAATGTATCCTAAAATCTGGAAGGGTATAAAGTGGTCTGAACGAAAAATGCAGTGGACTGCGCCCTCTGGTGCGAGGTTGTGGATGTCCTACCTAGACAGGGAAGATGACGTCCTGCGTTACCAAGGTCTAGCTTTTAGTTGGATAGGCTTTGACGAGTTGACACAATGGCCCTCACCATTTGCATGGAACTACATGCGATCTCGTCTACGGTCCACTGCACCCGACTTGCCAGTATATATGAGAGCTACCACTAACCCAGGAGGTAGAGGTCATCACTGGGTAAAGAAAATGTTTATTGATCCTGCTGCTCCAAATAAACCATTTGAAGCTACCGACATAGAAACAGGTGAAGTTCTTAAATATCCTGCAGGTCACGAAAAGGCAGGTAAGCCATTATTCAAACGTAGGTTTATACCTGCACGATTATCTGATAATCCATATCTATCAAAACAAGGTGACTATGAAGCAATGCTACTGTCACTACCAGAACAACAACGTAGGCAACTACTAGAAGGTGACTGGGATATAAAAGAAGGTGCAGCCTTTACAGAGTTTGATAGAAACATACATGTAATTGAGCCTTTTAGAATACCATCCAACTGGGTTAAGTTTAGAGCATGTGACTATGGGTACGGAAGTAAATCAGGAGTTGTGTGGTTTGCTGTAGCACCTGATGAACAATTAATTGTATATAGAGAACTATACGTAAGTAAAGTATTAGCTACCGATCTTGCAGATATGGTTTTAGATATGGAAGCAGAAGATGGCAATATTAAATATGGCGTACTGGACAGTTCTTTGTGGCATAAACGTGGAGACACTGGACCGTCACTTGCGGAGCAAATGATAAGCAGAGGATGTAGATGGCGTCCTTCAGATAGATCAAAAGGTTCTCGTGTAGCAGGTAAAAACGAAATACATAGACGATTACAAGTAGATGAGTTTACAGAAAATCCAAGATTAGTTTTTTTTAACACTTGTACTAACATAGTATCACAATTACCTGCAATACCATTAGATAAAAAGAATCCAGAAGATATTGATACACATTCAGAAGACCACTTGTATGATGCGTTAAGATATGGTATAATGTCACGACCAAGGTTTAGTGTATTTGATTATGACCCATATGGAACACCTTCAGTTGGTATGCGTGTAGCAGATGCAACGTTTGGTTATTAAGGAAAAAATAAATGGCAGAAGAAAACGACATATTTATTGAAGACGATTCAATTGCATTAGAGGATACAGATAACTCTGTTGAGGAAGATGCAGATACTTCTAAAATTATTCCATTTATCATGGAACGTTATCATAGGTCTGAGGATTATCGTAGGCAAGATGAAGAACGTTGGTTAAAGTCATACAGAAACTATAGAGGTATATATGGTCCAGATGTACAATTTACTGAAGCAGAAAAATCTAGGGTTTTTATTAAGGTTACTAAGACAAAAACTCTGGCAGCATATGGACAAATCGTTGATGTACTTTTTGCTAATAATCGTTTTCCTGTATCAATAGAACCTACAGAATTACCAGAGGGTGTAGTTGCAGATGTAAGTTTTGATCCTGCTGAACCAGAGCAGATGCGTGAGAACGAATTAAATGAAAGTAGTCCTTACGGTTTTAAAGGTGACGGTAAAGAATTTCCTGCAGGTGCTACACTTAAAACATTAAATGAAATGCTTGGTCCTATCAAGGATAAGTTTGAAGGTATAGATAATGTTAAAGAGGGTGTAGGTAAAACACCAACAGCTATTACATTTAGTCCTGCAATGATTGCAGCAAAAAAGATGCAAAAGAAAATACAGGATCAATTAGAAGAGTCCTCTGCATCTAAACACTTACGAAGCACTGCATTTGAGATGGCATTGTTTGGTACAGGTGTAATGAAAGGTCCATTTGCTGTAGACAAAGAGTATCCTAACTGGGATGAAGAGGGAAGTTACAATCCTGTAATGAAAACAATACCACAGGTATCGCATGTATCTGTGTGGAACTTTTATCCTGATCCAGATGCTAACAGTATGGATGAAGCACAATATGTAATTGAACGTCATAAACTTTCTCGTACACAAATGAGAGCATTAAAGAAACGTCCATACTTTCGTGATACTGTTATTGATGAAGCTATATCACTTGGTGAAAACTACGACAAACAATACTGGGAAGATGATCTAGCTGACTATGCACCAGAACACGGTGTAGAAAGATTTGAAGTACTTGAGTATTGGGGTATGTGTGACGTTGAGATGCTTGAAGAGCAAGGTGTAGATATTCCAGAAGAACTATCTGCATTTGATGAACTACAAGCAAACGTATGGATTTGTAATGGCAAATTAATCCGTATGGTTCTTAATCCATTCAAACCTGCACGTATTCCATACCAAGCTGTACCATATGAACTAAACCCATACTCATTCTTTGGTGTAGGTATTGCTGAAAATATGGACGATACACAGACACTTATGAATGGCTTTATGAGAATGGCTGTAGATAATGCTGTATTGTCAGGCAATCTACTAATAGAAGTAGATGAAACTAATTTAGTTCCAGGCCAAGACTTATCAGTATATCCAGGGAAAGTATTTCGTAGGCAAGGTGGAGCACCAGGACAAGCTATCTTTGGCACTAAGTTTCCAAACGTTGCAGGTGAGAACTTACAACTGTTTGACAAGGCACGAGTACTAGCTGATGAGTCTACTGGCTTTCCTTCCTTTGCTCATGGGCAAACAGGTGTCATGGGTGTAGGTAGAACTGCTAGTGGTATTAGTATGCTTATGGGTGCAGCCAGTGGCGGCATTAAAAATGTAATTAAAAATATAGATGACTACTTACTAAGACCTCTTGGCGAAGGACTGTTTAGATTTAATATGCAGTTTGACTTTGATCCAGAAATGCGTGGTGACTTAGAAGTTAAAGCACGTGGTACTGAATCACTAATGGCTAATGAAGTACGTAGCCAACGACTAATGCAATTCTTGCAAGTATCTTCCAACCCTGCACTTGCACCTTTTGCTAAGTTTCAATATATTATTAGAGAGATTGCAAAGTCTCTTGACCTTGACCCTGACAAAGTAACTAACAATATGGACGAAGCTGCACTACAAGCAGAACTTATGAAAGGTATGCAAGCAGAACAGCCAACACCAGAGGGAGCACCTGCAGGAGCTAACCCAATGGATACATCAGGAGCAGGTGGTGGTAATATAGGCGTAGGCCAAGCTCCACTACCGCAGGAACAAGGATTTACAGGTAATGCAGGACAGGGAGCACCTCAACAAGCTCAAGGCGTTGGTCAGCAACCAAGCCCAGTGGCATAAGTTTGAAGAATACTTAGAAACGTTAGTTAATCAACAACACAGGGTAATGGAACAGTCTGATAATATTGTAGCAGTACATAGAGCACAAGGTGCAATATATCAGTTACGTAGGCTTAAATTATTGAGAGATGAAGTACTAAAGGCACAGTAACTATGTCAATGTTTAGTAAAGGTATTCAAGCAGCATTAAAGTCTGGATCAAAAAGTAGTGATGAGCTATTTGATCAAGTAGATAAAATGTTAAAAGAAGGTAAAAGCCCAGAACAACCTTTTAAAAAAACACGGAAAGCATATAAGTTATTTGTAAAAAAAGATGATAAACTTTATCCACTATTTGTAAATGCTGCAGACGAAGTTCCACAAGGAGAATTTTTAGAAGCAGACTTTCCTGATACAGCTTTTAAAGGAAAAACATTAGGAGGTACAGAAGGTTTTTATGTACCAACTAAAGGAGCACAAAGAGAACCTACTAGATACTATGATGCAGAAGGTTTAGAAATTACAAAAAAAGAATATAATTCTTTAGGAAGTAATCAAAAACCTTTTGCACGTGTAGTAAAAGGAGAAGAAGCTAAAAAAACAGGGGATACAATTATTATCCCAGATGAAGAAACTAGACAAAAACTTATAGAAGCAGGTTTTATAACAAAAAGAGCAGGACGTACAGAAGATGCCCCTTACGGAAAAGTAACTGCTGTTGCTGCTAGACCTGGATGGCACTCAAGTGTAAACCCTGTAGCTGAACATTTAGGGCCACAAGATTTAAAGATAACTAAAGCTGAGGCAAAAAAACTTATACAGGCAGGTGTAAACCCTAAAGCAATTCGTACTAGAGGAGATCAGTATTACGTAAAACGTAGAGCAGAAGATCACGTATGGGCTGAAGTAGATATGGCAGATGATACAAGTGATGAACTGCTAGAATATATGGCTCAAACAGGTAGAACAGATATAAATGATAAAGTTCCTGTAGGTGGTAGTTATTCATACGTAGATGGACAAGCTGATGGAGACACATGGATTGTTGGGGGTAATATGCGTGTTAATAAAACTTTAACACGAGAAGAAGCTAGAGCATTACAAGACGAATTAGGTGTAAAAGATTTACCGTATAGAGATGAAGTAGAAGCCATACTTGGTCGTAAATTTGCGGAAGGCGGTTTAGTAGGAGAACAAAATATGTATAAAGGCGAACAAGATTACCTTACAACTGCATCCAGTGGAGCAGATATGAATCAAGGTGGAACACCTATGATGGAACAACAAATGAGTTTTTTTAACGAAGGTGGTTTAAAAGATGAGGGTGGAGAAGTAGACCCTGTATCTGGAAACGATGTGCCTATTGGTTCTACTAAAGAAGAAGTTCGTGATGATATACCTGCTATGGTAAGTGAAGGTGAATTTATTTTTCCTGCTGACGTTGTACGATACATTGGTCTTGAAAACCTTATGCGACTTAGACAAGATGCAAAGATGGGTTTAAAGAAAATGGAAGCTATGGGTCAGATGGGTAACAGTGAAGAAGCTACAATTCCCGATGATATGCCGTTTGACATGGCAGATATAGTTATTGTTGAAGGTCCAGATGAGCCAAAAGAAATGGCTAGGGGTGGAGTTATACGAGCACAAACAGGAACATTTGTAACTCCTATATTTGATCCTAAAGAAAAAGACATGAGGCCATATACAAATGATGGTGGTAAGACTGTTCGATATATTCCATTTTTAAATAACTCACCTGTGTATCCTATACCTAGTGGATATGTTCCGTTAGATCAAGCTACTGCTGCACCAGAAGAAACACCAGAAGAAGTTGCGCCTACAGAAGATGGTGGTGGCGGTGGTAGAGATAGAGAACCGTTTAGATCAGAGTTTCAAAAAGCAGGTGGATGGGATATGGATTTTGGTGATCCACCCGATCCTAAAAAAGTAGAACTTTGGATTAAAGAAGCTGAAAAAGTATCAACAGTAGGTAATATTGCAACAGGTATTGTATCTGCAATTAATCCTGTAGTAGGTATAGCTACTCATTTAGGTACTAAACTAAATAAAAAAGGTATATTAGATAATGCCGAAATAGTTCGTGGTATAGCAAGTGAAGACCAACTAGAACGTATTAATAATGTTACTGAACGGTTGACAGACCCAGAACGTAAAGGTATACTATCAACAGCTTTAAATAGTGTTATTGATGGACTTAGTAATATATTTAAATCGGAAGAAGAGAAAAATGCAGCTAAAGTACAGACAGGTAATTCTGCAGGTATTAATCCCTATATATCAGATGAAGAATTAAAACAACGTCATAGTATGGCTGAGTCAAGATTAAAAACAACAGTAGATGCTATAGATGCAGAAAAACTCTCACAGACATTAGCAAAAACAGAGGGAATAGAAATAAGAGATCCAGAAGAAGATACTTTCTTATTTCCATCTACAGTAAGAGATGAAGCACCTTTAAGTGTTACTGAGCCTTTAATATCTGACAGAGCAGGTACACAAACAGGAGAAATATTCACTCCTTATTCTTATAGGGCAGGTACACAAACAGGAGATCAACCTGATTTACTATCAACTACAGATCAAATGTTAAAAGGAGATAGTGGTACACCTACTACAACAGACCAAATGTTAAAAGGGGATAGTGGTACACCTATTACAACAGATCAAATGTTAAAAGGAGATGCAGGAACTGCTACAACTACAGATCAAATGTTAAAAGGAGACAGTGGAAGTATAGCATATTTAGCAGATGCTTTTAGAAATTTAGATCCGATTGCTACAGGATCGGCTGAACTATATAAAGATATACAATCAAATAGAGCAGCAGAGATGTATCAAAATTTAACAGATGGACTTTTTAGTACATTTGAGTCACAGAATAAATATGATAAACCTATGGGTGATAATGAATTTAAAGCATCTACCAGTATTTCTGATATTACTAAAGGTAAACTACCTAAAGCAAGTGACATAGAAAGTTATCTATCTAGTGTATCTGATGATGATAAACCTAAAAAAGATACAAGTGCTACAGACAGACAAGATAGAAAAGATCGTAGAAAAGAAAGACAAAAAGCTGCCAGTAAAGCTTTAAAAGATTTTGAGAAAAAGAAATCTGAGATTGTTTCAAAAGGTATAAAAGATAAAACTCGTGAAGAAGTATACGACACACTTGTAAATGCAAGTGACGTTAAAGAAAAATTAAAGCAACAAGAAAAGGGTATAATAACAGGTTTTGCTAAAGGTGGATTAGCAAGTCGTAAGAAAAAATAATAAACCACCAATATGACTAGCTACCCATCCCCCATCCAACATGGCTACGGTGGCCCTAGTGAAAGGACAGATAATGTCAGAACAACAAATCATGGCTGAAGAAATGCAGTCACCTAAAAAAGTAGCATTTGCAAATCGCAAGTATACTAACGAAGAAAGAATTAAAAAAGAAGAAGAAGAACTAGAGCAATTACTTGCTGAACAAAAAGGTGAAGCAGAACAAGTTGAAGAACCAAAGGAAGCTGAACCTAAAAATGCTGAAGAACGTAGTTTTAAGAAACGATATGGTGATCTACGTAGGCATCAGCAAACAAAAGAAAAAGAATACGAAGATCGTATAAATGCACTTGAGCAACAACTTAATGAAGCAACTAAGTCAGAGTTTAAACTACCAAAGTCAGATGAAGACTTAGATAAGTGGGCTTCAGAATATCCAGATGTAGCAGCTATTGTAGAAACAATTGCAATTAAAAAAGCAAAAGAACAATCTGCAGATTTGGAAAAACGAGTTAAAGTTATTGACGAAATGCGTGAAACAGCAGCACGTGAAAAAGCTGAAGCAGAATTAATTAAACTACATCCTGACTTTAGTGAGATACGTGACAGTGATGATTTCCATCAGTGGGCAGAAGAACAGCCTAAGTGGGTACAAGATGCACTGTATGAGAATGACCAAGATGCAAAGTCTGCTGCTCGTGCAATTGATCTTTACAAAGTTGATCGTGGTATTGGTAAAAAGAAAAGTGCCACATCAAAAGATGCTGCACGTTCCGTAGGTACACGGAATGAACGTAGTAAACCTCAGTCTGATCCATCGGGAAATGCGATCAGAGAATCTGATGTACAGAAAATGTCTGCAGTCGAATACGAAAAGAAATCTGATGAGATTATGGAAGCTATTCGTACAGGCAACTTTATATACGATTTATCTGGGTCAGCTAGATAAAAAGTATTGACATTATAGTTATTTATGATATAACTATATATATTGTAGTTTAGTGCAGCCCCTATATGGATTACCTGCACTGACTATTTCCCCAAGCAAACAACAGTGGCTTACGGACTTACCTAGTAAATCATGGCCCATAAATGCAACACAAAGGCCAAGTGTTGTAATTATGCACCCTACGATGTCTAGCCTCCAGTAGAATATCTGTGTGTTTCGCATCTGTTACTGCTAAATATAAGGAGAAACCATAATGGCGTTTTCAACAGCAGCAGGTTACGGCAATTTACCTAATGGTAACTTTAGTCCAGTAATCTATTCCAAACAGGTGCAGCTTGCTTTCCGCAAGGCATCTGTTGTTGAAGCAATCACAAACTCTGATTATTTTGGAGAGATTGCACAAATGGGTGACTCAGTTAAAATTATTAAAGAACCTGAAATCACCGTAAAATCGTATGCACGTGGTACAACTATTACACCACAGGATCTAGACGATGAAGATTTTTCATTGACTATTGACAAAGCTAACTACTTTGCTTTTAAAGTCGATGATATTGAAGAAGCACACTCACATGTGAATTTTCAAAGTCTTGCATCTGATCGTGCTGCATATAGACTATCTGATCAGTTTGACCAAGACGTACTTGGTTATCTATCAGGTTACAAACAATCTGCAATTCACAGCAATGCAGACACTGCTAACACAACTGTTAACGGTTCTAAAGCTGTATCAACTGCAGGTTCTGACGAATTGCTTTCCTCAATGAAGTTAGATGCTTCTGACTTTAATGCAGGTACTGCATCTCAGTCAATTGCACTATTGCCTCGAACAGGTGGTGCAACTGCTACACCTTCAACTGCAGGTGAAGCAAACCCACTACAACTTATTGCTCGTATGGCACGTAAGTTGGATCAACAAAATGTTGACTCACAAGGTAGATGGCTTGTCGTAGACCCAGTATTCATGGAAATTCTACGTGATGAAGATTCACGTCTTCAAAACGCAGATTTTGGTGAGTCAGGTGGAATACGAAATGGTCTTGTAGTAAATAATCTACATGGCTTCCAAGTACACGTTTCAAACAACCTACCTTCATTTGGTTCTGGTCCTGCAACTGAAGCTGCTTCAAATGCGACTAACTACGGTGTTATCGTAGGTGGTCACAGTTCAGCAGTCGCAACTGCAGAGCAGATCAATAAGACAGAAACATATCGTGACCCTGACTCATTCGCAGACATTGTTCGTGGTATGCATCTATATGGTCGCAAAATCCTACGTCCAGAGGCGTTGGTTAATGCGATATACAACTTACGATAATAGGGAGGACTGATTAATGGCACTCGGTGATAACACACTACGTTCAGCAGCAGG